CTGTTTTAATATAGGTCTATTTTGTTCTACTAATAAAGGTTCTTGATATCCGCATATATCACATATCATTATTGCATCGTGTTGTAAACAGGTTAATGGATTTTTACAATTTCTACATAATTCGCGATTATCAAAATCAATCTTAGATATATGATTTGTATTTGTTATAGATAAATATTTATCAACTAATGTACTTTTTTCAACAGTTTTAATATCATCTTCTTCTGCTACTTCATATAAATTTTCATCTTTATTAATTTGCAAATTAAATGATTCAATTATTGATTTATTTTTAAATTTTACATTTTTAATGGAATTATTATTTGATTGTTTTTCAATCATATCATAATAATTAAATAAAATATAACTTGTATTTTCATAATATTCTATTTCATTAAAATTTTTAATATCTTTCAATTCCTCTTTAATTTTAATTATTTCTTCCTTTATTTTTATATTACTATTCCATAATTCATTATAATAATTTTCATTTGCTAATCCATCATTATTATAATTAATTATTTGAGAATTTAATAAATTAGCTATATTTTCTAAATTTTTAATCTTATTTATATTATTTTTTTCTTCTGTATTTTTACTAGAATAAAGATTTATTATTTTATTATGCATTGCATCTAATGTAGATAATTCTTTATTCGTATGAATTCGCTTTTTTGCTGTTTTATCTTTAAACATCTTTTAAATGTTACTATAAATTATAGTTTTTTAAATATGCTTATATAGTTAAAAATAATTTCTCCTATTATAGTATAAAGAATATAGCATAAATGGGTGGTGGTCTTCTTCAACTTGTCGCTTATGGAGCTCAGGATGTTTATTTAACTGGTAATCCCCAAATTACTTTCTTCAAAGTCGGTTATCGTCGTCATACTAATTTTGCGATGGAAGCCATACAACAAACTTTTTCAGGTGTAGCTGATTTTGGTAATTCTGTAACTTGTCAAATATCTCGTAATGGTGATTTAATAAATCGTGCTTATCTTGAAGTAACTTTACCTACACTTGCTAATGGTGATAAATATGTTAATTATGTAGGACTTCGTTTATTACGTTCAGTTTCAATAGAAATTGGTGGACAACAAATAGATAAACATTATTCTGATTGGTTATATATATGGAATGAACTTTCACTTCCTATTGGTAAACGTTTTGCTTGGGAACGAATGGTTGGTGCTGATAATGATATAACTACTAGTGATACACCTTATACTTTAAATATACCTCTTGAATTCTGGTTCTGTCGTCAAATTGGTTTAGCTCTTCCATTAATTGCTCTTCAATATCATGAAGTTAAACTTAAGATTGAATTTGAAACATTTAAGAATTGTGCTTTTGGTGCTAATGGTGTTGATCCAACTGGTCCTAAATCATTATCAAAAGCTAATTTATGGGTTGATTATATATTCTTAGATACTGATGAACGTCGAAAATTTGCGCAATTATCTCATGAATATTTAATAGAACAATTACAATTTACTGGTTCTGAATCAATTTCAAGTGGTGCTTCTTCACGTGTTAAATTAAATTTTAATCATCCTTGCAAAGAGTTAATATGGGTTGCTAAATATGCTGGTACTGGCGCTACTCGACATCATTGGTATAATTATACTGTAAAAGCAAATGGTTCATTTTTAGGAGCTGGTGAATTTCCAGGAACTAAAACTATAGGTTCTGCTGATAGTTTTGATTTAGCTGGTGGTAGTAATGTATTTGCATTATCTGCATTAAGTGGTACAGGTGATTATTTAAAGAAAGTTGTTCTTAATACTGAACCTGGATTACATCCTAATGCAACTAATCCATTTGATACTTGTTTATTACAATTAAATGGAAATGATCGTTTTGCACAACGCAACGGTTCATATTTCAATTATGTTCAACCATTCCAACATCATACTAATATTCCTGAAAATGCTGGTATTAATGTTTATTCATTTGCTATAAAACCTGAAGAACATCAACCTTCTGGAACTTTAAATATGTCTCGTATAGATACAGCTGTATTATCTGTTACTACTAAATCAGCAACATCAACTATAACAGGTGATCTTAATGTTTATGCTACTAATTATAATGTACTTCGCATTCTTTCTGGAATGGGTGGTTTAGCATACTCTAATTAGATTTTAATTATTCTTTTTTTTTCTCCTATTATAGTATAAAGAATATAGCATAAATGGGTGGTGGTCTTCTTCAACTTGTCGCTTATGGAGCTCAGGATGTTTATTTAACTGGTAATCCCCAAATTACTTTCTTCAAAGGTGCATATCGTCGTCATACTAATTTTGCGATTGAAGCTATAGAACAAACTTTTAATGGCAATCCTGGTTTTGGTTCTCGTGTAACTTGCCAAATATCACGAAATGGAGATTTAATAAATCGTGTTTATTTACAATTAAATTTAACTAACTTAACTGATGAAATTTATTGTAAATATTTTGGTCTTCGTGTTATTAATTATGTTGAAATAGAAATTGGAGGTCAACGTATAGATAAACATTATTCACATTGGTTATATATATGGAATGAATTAACATTACCTGTCAGCAAACGCGAAGGTTATAATGATATGGTTGGTGCTTATGGTGGAAAAGTTAATGATGTTGATGCTGCTAAATCTTCTATTAATAAAACTTTATATGTTCCTTTAGAATTTTGGTTCTGTCGTAATGTTGGTTTAGCTCTTCCATTAATAGCTCTTCAATATCATGAAGTAAAAATAAATATCAATTTTGAAACTCAAGATAAATGTGAATTAGATACTAAAGCAATTGCAAGTGGAAGTAGTGGTATACCTTCATTCACTGCTTCATTATGGGTTGATTATATTTTCTTAGATACTGATGAACGTCGAAAATTCGCGCAATTATCTCATGAATATTTAATAGAACAATTACAATTTACAGGTCAAGAAGCTGTAAGTAGCAAAAGTGTTCGATCTAAATTAAATTTCAATCATCCTTGTAAAGAATTAGTATGGTTTTTAACAAATTCTGATTGTAATAAAGATAACTGGTTTAATTATACAACAAAGAAAAATTCAATAGTTACTGCTGATAAAACTTCTGATAAATATAGAGAAAAATTAATGTATGATGGTTGTAAAGGAAATGATAATGAAGTTCAATATCCTTCTAATCCAGTTCAAAAAGCTAAATTAATATTAAATGGTAATGATCGTTTTGCTGAACGCGATGGAATGTATTTTAATGTAGTTCAACCATATCAACATCACGAGAATATACCAACTAATGCTGGTATTAATGTTTATTCATTTGCTTTAACTCCTGAAGACCATCAACCATCTGGAACTCTTAATATGTCTCGTATAGATACTGCTATATTAACAATGGATGTTTATGATAAAGCAACTTCATATGAATCAGCTAAATCATCATTATATGTTTATGCTACTAATTATAATGTACTTCGCATTCTTTCTGGAATGGGTGGTTTAGCATACTCTAATTAGATTTTAATTATTCTTTTTTTTTCTCCTATTATAGTATAAAGAATATAGCATAAATGGGTGGTGGTCTTCTTCAACTTGTCGCTTATGGAGCTCAGGATGTTTATTTAACTGGTAATCCCCAAATTACTTTCTTCAAAGTTGCATATCGTCGTCATACTAATTTTGCAATTGAAGCTATAGAACAAACTTTTAATGGCAATGCTAATTTTGGTTCTCGTGTAACTTGTCAAATAACACGTAATGGAGATTTAATAAATCGTGTTTATTTACGTGCAACTTTTACAAATGATTCTGCAACTGCAACTTCTGGTGCTTCAACTGAAGATAATGGTGTTGCTTTAGTTCCATATTTTGGTCTTAAATTATTAAAATCAATTGAACTTGAAATAGGAGGTCAACGAATTGATAAGCATTATGCTGAATGGTTATATATATGGAATGAACTTTCATTACCTGCAGGCAAACGCGATGGTTATTATTTAATGGTTGGTGGTGATAAATACAATCATTCTATTTACTTATCTGCTAAAAAATCATATACTGTATATGTTCCTTTAGAATTCTGGTTCTGTAGAAATGTTGGTTTAGCTCTTCCATTAATAGCACTTCAATATCATGAAGTTAAAATTAATATAGATTTTGAATCTAAATCTAATCTTGTAGATACAGGTGCTAATTATTCAAATCGTGGTTTTAGTATGTTTGCATCAAATAAAACAAGTGTAATGATAGATGGTAAGCTTAATAGTGCTTTAACTTCTGCAAATGTTAATAACTTATTATTATCTGATGTTGCTTTATGGGTTGATTATATTTTCTTAGATACTGATGAACGCCGACGATTTGCTCAATTATCACACGAATATTTAATAGAACAACTTCAATTTACTGGTAGTGACACTATTTCAACTGCAGGAAATACTAAAAGTATTCGAATGAATTTTAATCATCCTTGCAAAGAATTAGTATGGTATATTAAACCAAATTCTGAACCAAATGCTACTTATTGGAATAATTTTACTGATCGTGTAACAGATAATAATGTATGGTTAGGTAAAAATCCAGTAACTGAAGCTAAAATACAATTAAATGGCAATGATCGCTTTACTGAACGAAGTGGTGAATATTTCAATTTAGTTCAACCATATCAACATCATGAAAATAGTCCTAATGAATATCATACTGGTATTAATGTTTATTCATTTGCTATAAAACCTGAAGGACATCAACCATCAGGAACTCTTAATATGTCTCGCATAGATACAGCTGTATTATCTGTAAAATCATCACAACCTGGTAGTATTTATATCTATACTACTAATTATAATGTTCTTCGTATTCTTTCAGGTATGGGTGGTCTTGCTTATTCTAATTAAAACAACATTTAATTGTTCCAATTCCACTTTCAATTTCTTCTTTTTTTCTTTTACTATTCATAGATATTCGCAATAGTTCAATCTCTCTTTCTGTTGCTAATTTTTGAAGTTTAATATCATGATTTACTTTAATTTTATTAAATTTAATTATATCTTCATTTCTTATATTTTCAAAAACACTAATTTCTTTAATATCTCTATTATAATCTTCAATAGTTTCTTTTAATTTATCATATAATTCATCTGATAATGTATTATTCATCTTAAAAAATTTAATTAATTCTTTTTGTTTATCATATAAAGTTTTATAATTAAATAATGTATCGTGTAAATTCTTTAATTTATCCATATTTTCTTTATAATTCTTAAATTTAACAATTGAACTGAGAATAGTTAAAATAGTACTCAATGATAATGATAAAATATTAATTATTAATGATATAGTTTCGTGTGGTATATAATTTTTAATTTCAG